GATCGCTTGAGTTTAGCTTTAGGTACCACTGGAACACGTAGTCTAGTTCGTTCAGCTACAATTCGTGGCTGTGCCCAAGGTGTTTTGCTCAAACCAAGAACTGCATGAGAGGAGGAACAATGGCTGATAGTTTTTCGAATAAGCCTTGGAGCTCCTTCAAGGAATCCGACTATACGCCAGAACAATGGAAGAGGGCATGTCTAATTGTTCGCGGCGATGGGTCAACTAAAGCACAATGTTCTCTTCCTGTACGTGAGCCCGATGGGACAGTCAACAAGAACGCGTTGTCTGCGGCCGCAGGCGCGCTCGCGGGCGCGCGAGGAGGCGTAAACGCGACTCCTGAAGAGAAGGCTAAAGCTTCTGCAGCGTTGCGTCGACTATACAGCGCCGCTGGCATGGTTCCTCCGCCCTCTCTGAAGCACACAGCACTATCTCGGTTTGAAGATTTCCTTACAGCGCAAGGGCTCGGCAGCACTAAGCTGATGCATTTCGGCGTTAAGGGCCAGAAGTGGGGTTTCCGTCGAAGCGATGCCCAACTCGCAAGTGCCGCTAAAGCACGAGCAGATGCCCCTGATGCTGTTCGTGCTAAAGAGACGTTGGCTGCCATCCGTGCAAAAGGCAGCCTAACGGCAGTCAGCGATGCAGACCTGAACCATCTAGTCAACCGTCTTAACACCGAGAAGCGTTATGCAGAGATCGATCCCTCGACGTTCGAGAAGGGCCACAAGGCGATTAAGACGACTCTTGATGTCGGCAGGACCATGAATGAGGCCATCAAGTTCGCCAACAGTCCGGCTGGGCACTTGTTGGCAAGGTCTTTGGGTCTAACCAAGTCCACCGGCCGACACACTAAGACAGTCTCGGACATCATCAAGGCAGCCGGAGGCAAGAAGGTCAAGAAGAAGTAAGGAGGCGGCCGTGACGTTATCTAACACAGCAACACCTATCTACTACGGCCGTTTTCGTGAAAAAGTTCTAGCGGGAGAGATTCCTGTCAATAAAGAGATCTCTCTTGAGATGAATCGGGTCGATGCTCTTATTGAGGATCCAACGATCTACTACGATGACCAAGCAATCAATGGTTTCATTTCTTACTGCGAGAAAGAACTCACCCTTACCGATGGGACTGAGCTTCACCTTCTTGACTCGTTCAAGTTGTGGGGCGAACAAGTTTTCGGTTGGTACGAGTTTATTGAGCGGCAAATTTGGCAGCCAGCTACTGCTTTTGAGAAATCCGGTTTTGTAATTAAGACTGTGAAGAAACGGCTTATTACAAAGCAGTACATCATCACAGCTCGTGGTTCAGCAAAGTCGATGTATGCTTCTTGTGTTCAAAGCTATTTCTTGAACATCGATACAGAGACAACTCATCAGATTACTACCGCACCCACGATGAAGCAAGCAGAAGAGGTTATGGGTCCGATCCGTACCTCTATCACGCGATCTCCTGGACCTCTGTTCAGATTCCTTACTGAAGGATCTATTCAGAACACTACAGGGTCTAAAGCAGATCGAGTCAAACTTGCTTCAACTAAGAAGGGCATTGAGAACTTTTTAACCGGGTCGATGCTTGAAATTCGCCCTATGTCGATTAACAAGCTTCAGGGGCTTCGACCTAAAGTATCAACAGTTGACGAATGGCTTTCCGGCGATCTCCGTGAGGACGTTGTTGGTGCTATTGAGCAGGGCGCGTCAAAGTTGGATGACTACTTGATCATCGCCATTAGTTCCGAAGGTACTGTTCGGAATGGCTCGGGCGACACGATTAAGATGGAGCTTGCCGATATTCTCAAGGGCGAGTACTTGGCTCCACATGTCTCGATCTGGCATTACAAACTTGATAACGTCGAGGAAGTTAACGATCCAGAGATGTGGCCTAAGGCTAACCCGAACATCGGTCTTACGGTTACTTATGAAACATATGCTTTGGATGTTGAGCGTGCCGAGAAAGCTCCAGCGGCTCGCAACGATATTCTGGCTAAGCGTTTTGGTCTTCCAATGGAGGGCTATACCTACTTCTTCACCTATGAAGAGACGCTACCCGTTGATAAAAGGTTGGACTTCCGTGGTCTACCTGCTTCTATGGGCGCAGACCTTAGCCAAGGTGATGATTTCTGTGCATTCACATTCTTGTTCCCATTAAAGAATGGCGCTTTCGGTGTGAAGACACGTAGTTACATTACAGAGAACACTCTTCATAATTTGCCAGGCGCGCTTCGGTTCAAGTATGACCAGTTCCGAGAGGAAGGGTCGCTACACATAATCGATACGACCGTGCTAGACATGATGGATGTTTATGAAGACTTGGATAATCACATCATCTTCATGAATTATGACGTTCGTGCGTTTGGGTTCGACCCATACAACGCTAAAGAGTTCACCACACGGTGGGAGCTTGAGAATGGTCCGTATGCAATGGAGAAAGTTATTCAAGGTGCCAGAACAGAATCAGTACCTTTAGGCGAACTCAAGAAAATGTCCGAGCAAAGCCTACTTCTCTTTGATGAAGAGTTGATGAGTTTTGGTATGGGTAATGCTATTACTATGGAAGACACCAACGGGAACCGAAAGCTTTTGAAGCGTCGTCATGAAGAGAAGATCGACAATGTCGCTGCTCTGATGGATGCGTGGATTGCTTTCAAACTCAACAAGGAAGCATTCGAATAGAGGAGAAAACATGCAGCGCATCAAACTCAAGGGAGTCAAGCAGACTTCTAGCGGTGACACGATCTACGAGATGGTTCGTGTGAATTCCTCAGACGCTACTGTCTCGGATCAGACAGCACCGACCTTCTTCGAGTTCGCAGAGCAGGCATCGGCTCCGGCTGCTCCCGCAGCGAACTTTGTTCGTCTCTACGCCCAAGACAACGGCTCAGGAAAGACGCGACTTGTTGCGAAGTTTGCAAGTGGCGCTGATGTAGTTATCGCCACGCAGGCATAGTGAAGAAGTAAGAACTACTAGATAGATGAGGAGGTGATGATGTGGGTACGTTCATGAATCGTTTGAGGCATGCCTGGAACTCATTTTCGACTGAAGAAGAAAGACCGCAACTCTCTTCTCCAACAGGAACAGTTAGTAGTTCAGCACCAGATCGGCCAAGGTTCAGGATCTTTAGTGAACGGACGATCATCTCTTCGATTTACACTCGACTCGCTATCGATGTCTCGAGTGTTAGGATGGAGCACGTTCGAACTGATGCCAATGGCGAATACGTCGAATGTATCAAGTCAGGTCTTAACGAATGCTTAACTGTTTCGGGTAACATCGATCAGTCAGGCAGTCATATTCGTCGAGACATGGCTTTGACACTCTTCTCAGAAGGTGTCATGGTTGTTCTTCCTGTCAATACGACGATGGATCCACGGAGTTCTGGCAACTGGGATATCAAAGATATGCGCATTGGAACAGTGCTTCAATGGAAGCCGCAGCATGTTCAGGTGCGGGCATACAATGAGAAATCGGGACAAAAGGAAGACATTTGGGTTCCGAAATCTATTGTCGCTATCGTTGAGAATCCTTTCTACTCTGTGATGAATGAGCCTAATTCAACTCTTCAACGACTGGTTCACAAGCTTGGCTTGCTGGACAATGTCGATGAGATCTTGAGCAAGGGTAAGCTGGACATCATCATTCAGCTTCCTTACGTCATAAAGTCGGAGTCGAGAAAGAACCAAGCCGAGAAGCGTAGGAACGAAATCGAAGAGCAGCTTACGGGCAGCACTTACGGTATTGCCTATGCTGATGGAACGGAGAAGATCACCCAGCTAAATCGAGCTGTGGAAAACAATCTTCTTTCTCAAGTCCAGTACTTGCAAGAACAACTGTTCAACGAACTTGGTCTAACGGCTGAGATCATGAACGGAACTGCTGATGATGTTGCAATGTTGAACTATATGAATCGTACCATAGAGCCAATTCTGGTTGCTATTGTTGAAGCCATGGTGATGAAATTCCTGACTAAGACTGCCCGCACTCAAGGTCAGAGTATCATGTACTTCCAGCAGCCGCTCAAGATGATTCCAATCAGTCAGCTTGCAGACATCGCAGACACTCTCAGTCGAAACCAGATCGCTACGCCGAACGAACTTCGACCTGCTATTGGGCTTAAACCATCACCGGAACCACAAGCCAGTCAGTTGGTCAGCAGCAATATGCCATTGGATCAACAAATCACTGGTGATAATGCTGCCGCACCTGCGCCCGCACCAGCACAGCCCCCAATTAGTGATGCTGAGGCAGCCTTAAACCAACAGATGGCTGATCTAGGGATCGGGGTGTAA